CTCACCAGTTACAGAGTTGAAAACCGCAGTTCCTGTCAATACGTTTACAGTTCCGTTCAATGTAGCTCTAATATTAGCTAATGCCATTCCTTCTACAACTTCTTGAGCGTTATGCAACCAAGTTGGTTTAACGTAAATTTTGTTATCTGAAACATCGGCACGACCTGTTAAAACAGTATCAATTATACCATTTACCCCAGTGCTTAAATTGAAATCTAAGTCTGCAATAAATGTACATTGTACGTTAAACTCATAAGGATTTGTTAATTGAAATTTAACTACTGAACTTGCGGAGTTTGTTCCGTTGTTCATATTGTAGCCATTTGTATTGAACATTCCACCATCAAAACCTTTTAAAGTATTTCCAGTTAAAACTCCTTCCATAACATTACTTTCGTAAATTAGGAAGTAATCGTAGCCATCTTGTGAGTTACTTGAAAACGCTGCTTTTTGAAATGCTTTTCCTTTTTTGAAAGTTGCAGTAATAGTTGGTTTTCCTTGACGAACTACTGACATAATTCCTGACTGACTTTCTTCGGTAGTCGCATCTGGAGTTTCTGCAATAGCATCGAAAACACCTACAAACGGCTCAATCAAACCTAATTGAATTTGGTCATCAATCCACGCTTTGTTTATAGTTACTGTAGATAAATCTATTGCGTAACCTTTTTTTACACGATAAAAGCCATTTAGCAACCCCTCGATTACTTGGCAGTCATCCATTCCGATATTTAATCGGCTTATTGTACAATTAGTACCTGTTAATGTTGGCATCTTTTTTTATTTAATTGTTAAAAAATAATTTTATTTAAACAAGTTGTCGTACTTGTAAACGTTATTTCAGCATCGAAAATTATTGCATTCCAAATGTCTAATGTTTTTATTTCGTTTGCGTTTCTAAACTCAACTCCATAATTAACAACCCTATTAGTTTTGATAGTATCAACTTTTAAAATTGATATTCCAGAACGTTGTAAAGCTGTTATTAAATTGTTTAATATGGGTTGCAAAATAATCTTAAAATCGTTGTTGTATTGAAATGGATTAAGTTCATCTTGCATCAAAGATTTAGTCGCAATAACTATACTTGCATTCCTTTTTACATTTGGCTCATTCAAATCGTGAGTATCTTCTCCAGCAGTTAACCATATCAAAGGGTAAATTTGAGTTGAATTAATAAACATATACTTGTTTAACTCATTTATATCGCCCCATCCATACTTTACAGTAAATGTATTGCTGTTTGCATCCGTAAACGTTGGCAAAAGTGCTATTAATCTACCTAACTGTTCTTCAAAGATTATCATATTCCAAAGGAGTTTTTTGTATCATAAACCCTAAACTTCTCTAAATTTATACTCGAAAAGTCATTCTTTTTGTCTAATAAATATTGATACAAACTAACTTCTACATTTTCCTGATTACCAAACCAATCGATAAAATTACCATCGTTATAAATAAATGGATATTCTAAATAACCGCCTTGATACTTTTGTATAAAGTTATTATTTGCATTTGCTATTTTATAGTTGGGAATAACTAAACTTGCATTTTGTGGATTTACTTGCGTTGTTCCTATTGCTGAAAGTCTATCGTTAGTATCGGTTACAAACTCCTCGTAAATTCGGTAAGCTATTAATGAATAATCATTACTTAAACCTTCCCAAACTTTACCATCGTAATTTTCCCCCTGTACTAAAGATTTCCATTTGGCATTTAGCGGATTGTTTATATCCGCTAATGCCGTTTGGAGTTCATTATAAGCAGTCAAACCTAATGCATTTAGTAAAATAGACTTTTCCAACTTAATGCAAAGATTATCTAAATAACTTACGTTACTAGGACTTTGCATTGAAGCATTGCTAACTGGTGCTGTAACCGATAACGGAATATACAACTCGTTTGCTTTCTGAAAATATGTCTTTGTTACTATTTGTGGCATTATTTCTTGGTTTTAACTTCTTTTACCTCTTTTGTGTATTTTGCAACTTTATCAAAGTGAACTAAGTGCGATGCAAGTATTGAGTCGCATTCCCATTTTTCGCCTTTCTTTTTAGTTGCAAAATCTTCTGTAAACTCAATCTCAATCATACTATGTAGCTAATGTAGTTAAAGCAGCTGAAATTGAAGCAACTCTAGCGAAACCTACTCTATCTTGAACTCTAACTAATAAGTTCATTCTACGTCTCGCTTTCATTGTCATCAAATCACTTGACCAGTCTGCACCATCATACCCAGTAGCTACAACAATGCCCGGCTCTTCGTAAATTTTAGCAAATGCGCTACAACCTACTATCATAGTGTTTGCTGTTACAGCGTTACACTCGATAATTCTAACTCCAGCTACTGTAAACTCACTAGTTCCATTGCTACTTGATGCAAATGGCGGAGCTACATATTGACGATTAACATCTTTTTTCAAAAGCATTTTGTTGATGTCAACTACGTTCATCAATGCAAAGTCAGGGCTAAATTTAGAACCACCAGTAGCAGTTATAGAACGTTTCATATCTACAATCAAATCATAGATTGAAGCATCAGCAATACCAGAAGCAGCCGCTGTATAAGTTGTACATTGTGAATTTAAACCAGCAATGTTTGGTGCTGTTCCGTTACCAGTAATCAAATCTGTATCAACTTTAATGTTAACATCATTTTCAATGAAGTTAGCAACCTCCGCTACATACATTTCATCATCATAAGCAAACTCTTCCGAAATTGGAATAGCAGTACCTACTTTTTGAATTGTTAAAGTGTTTGTTACCCATTTCGCTGTATCTTCTGGAAAAACACCACCCTCTGCAATAGCAGCTGCTGCTCTAACAATAGTTGCACTATCCCAATCAACGTAACGAATTACACCATTAGCGTTTTTAGGAACTGGGATTTTTTGAAATAAATCATAAACTACTAACTTTCTTGTTGCTAGTAATGTGTTCATTCCTAATTGTAATGCAGCACCATTGTTGGCAATACTTGCTCTAACTGTATCAGCTTTTACAACTATTTCGCATTCTTTTCCTGTTCCTTTTTCTTTTGTAGAAGCGTTGATTTTTTCTCTATTTGCTTTTACAATTTCTAAGAAACTTTCTTGATTTGCGTTGCCTTTTTCTTGCACATCTTTTAAAGTCAACGCTAATTCATCGATTTGTCCTTTCAAAGCTGTTACATCAGCTCCTTGTGATTTAAGAGTTTCAAACTCTTGTTTTAGTGTAGCCAAATCTTCTTTGCTTACACTTGTTTCTTTAAAAGCATCTATTTTAGTGCCTAATTCTTTAATTAAATCTTCCATTTTACTTTTTAAATTTGTTTAATAATTCTTTTATTTGTTGCTCTTCTTTTTGAGTGTCTTTCAACGGCTCGGTAATAATCGGAGTGTCTTTAACGGCTTCGATTGATATTGTTGGCGTAGCATAGTTCGACCCTTTTACAACTGCCGAACCCTCTACTATTTTTGCTTCTGTAACTGCCCAAAAGTAACCTCTTTCATCTGCTACTTCTTTATTTGCTATTTCTGGGTAATATTTATCCCAAACTTCTTTTTCTTCAACATCCCATTTGTTATCTGAATTGATTGCTAATTCAAGTTTAACATATCGCATACCAACTGAATGCTCTTTAACATATCCTTTAGCGTATTGCTCAAACATATAAGGATTACGCTGTTTAGATATAGTTGCGTTAAAAATCAACGCTTCCGTATCACCTTTTAGATTTAATCCTAAATCTGACCATTGCATAGTTTTAATTTCTGCTTTAACTTCATCGCTAATTATATGGTCAAATGTCATTTTATGTTCTTGTAATAATAATGCGCTTTTAATTTCTTTTGCTGATTTATTCCAAGTACCCTTAAAATGTACGTCTGAATGGCTATCCATTAAGTTGGTAGTATTAATAACTAACTTTGCTTTTAAAGTAGATATATCGGCTACACTAACTGCATCGGCTTTAGTCGTTTCTCCTTTTTCATTTTCAATTATTACACAATAAGAAATCGCATCAGCTTCTTTTGTAATCATTTTTTTTTGAGCAATAAGAGTGTTTTTATTTTCTCTTAACTCTTTAAACATATCCTCTTTATTTTGGAACTGTTTATCTGGAAACTCTTTTATTGTTATCATTTTTTAACTGTTTTATTAAATGATTTATTCTTTTGCTGAATTGAAGCATAAAGACTTGGATTTTCTTTTTTAATCTTTTCTAAGTCCATTTGCTTATTGATTTGTGGTAAATTTAATTTTGTACTCATAACCCTAATTTCATTTTAAATTCATTACTCATTTTAACCGCTTCTGCTGTAGTTATTGTAGTGTTTTCAAGACCTAACTTAATAGCTTCTTGCATTGCTTTAAAACTATTGATTTTATCTACTACTATTGACTGCATTACTGCCAAGTGGTCATAACTCGCTTTTAATCTTTCGCCTTTATCTAATAATCCCCATTGTGAAGATAAAGAGTTCATTGTATTATCGGCAGTAGATTGTATTGAGTTTTGAATGTATTTAATAGTGCCTTTTTCCTGATTTTCAAATGTGCTATCTTTAGCAAAGTAGTTAAGTACGTCTTTATTTAATCCAAAAGCTAATAGGCATTTATTAGCATCATCCGCAAACTGCTCATCTAAAAACAGTTTTTTCATATCAGTAACTAAATGCTGAACACTAATATTAGCATTGGTAAGAATTAAAGATTTATTATAGATTGCCTTGTCTATATTCTTACGGTCATCTTCTTTTATTTGTGCCTCGTTCCCAGTACTCTCGTTTTTACTTAAGTACTTTTGCGACATCTTAAGATTAATATTCTTTGATGCTAAGTTTTCATCGATATTACAAAGCACTTTATAGATTGCCTTAACTCGGCTTGGCGATTGCATAAATGTATTATCCTTTAATCCATTTGCTAAGTCATACAAGGGCAGAATATCTGTTAAATACAAGTCATAAGTCTGTCCATCAAGTTTATATTTGATTTTACGATTGTTAAAAGCGTTAATATCTTGTTTGGTAACTAAGAATTTATTTAACTTTTGGATATCGTTTAAATCAATCTCACTTGGAATAAGATTATAAATTGCTTTTGGTAGTTCGTTTGCAAACGCTTTCTTTTGATAAATATAGTTGTTACCTGAAGTTGATAAGAATACCATTTGTTGGTAAAAAAAATCTTCTTTTGATTGAAAGTAGTTTGGATTGTAAAGTAAATTAACGTAAGGACTGCTTTCGATTACTTTATCATTTTTGTCGAAGTGCTGTATCTTCATTTGAGAATACAACTCTGAACGTAGATTAACAATAGTATTTAATACTGGATTTTTGAAATAAAGCTCTAAATATTTACCATTGTCATCAAAGCTATTACCACCAAGTAAGGTATAAAAAAACTGACCTGACCTATCACGTTCGGCACGCCATATTTCACGACCAAATAAACTGAATGATTTTGTTACCATAAATTAATCTTTGTCATCACGACAATAATTATAATTTTACAAATGTATTAATTATTATTTATAATTGATATAAATAATTAATTATTTTTATTTTACGTTAAATAACGTGTCCTAGCATACCAATTAGAAACGTACTTACAGGCATCTATTAAGTGGTCATTGCCTTGCTCTGGCTCATCTAACTGCAACCCTTGTACAATTCTCCAGCTATGATTTTCGTATTCCTGTTCTAAGTTTGTACTAGACTTGGTGTAATAAACATTTTTCTTTTGTAATAGTTCAATTCCAGCTTTTACACTTCCTTTGCCTTTTAAAGCAAATATTACATTAAAACCGCTATTTTTTAGCTTTCTGCCTTCTGTTTCGTTTATTTCGTTGGAACTATCACAAATTATTTCAATGTTTCGGTCAATTCCTAAGTTAAATAATTCCTCTGACAAAGTGCCTGACATTTTATTCATTGGCTTATACAGGATTTCTTTAAAGAAAAAAGAAGTATCTCCATCGAATTTCATTGCTACTAAAGTACTCGGAGCGGAAAGTCCAAAATCCATTCCGTAGTACATTGGGTAAGGCAAATCTTCAAACTCTTTATCTGTCATTATTTTCCAATTACTGAAAATTCTGTTTGGTTTTTCGGCTTTTAATCCTAATCCGTAAACGGTCCAAAGGTAGTCCGAAGCTGTATTCTGCTGTATATTATATTCCGTTGGCTCGTATGATAGTATTTTCTTTTTCTGTTCTAAAGGACAAAACGGATTATCTTTAAAGGTGCTGTGCAGTACTATTGCGTTGTCTTGCTTTATTAAGTCATCGCTCCACATTTTACCAATCGGGTTGTAATCTAAGAAAACAACACTGCTACAACGCATATCCAACTGGTTAAACACTTCTAAAGGTACTTTGTAGATTTCATTAAACCAAAGATAATCAGAATGGTATCCGTGTACTTTCAATTCATCATCAGTACCCTCAATGTAGATAGTTGAACCATTAGGAAAAGTCAAAGTGCTTTCTGTTTTATTATACTTGATGCTATCCCAATTTTCCAAAGTTGGGTAGTATTTAAGCATATCTTGAAGTATAGTATCTTTACAGTCCTTTTTAGTATTTCTAAAAACTGCTAACTTTGTGCGCTCTTTTGTCCAAGCTAATATCCAAAAGATTTGAATAATTGAAAAGGTTTTACTTGAACGAGATGAGCCACTATTGATGATGTACTTGTAATTACCACTACTTAAAGCATTGTAATTCCTTTCAAATACATTAGTCGCTTGTATCTTCATTTTTAATTATTTCCACTTGTATTGAAGTAGGCGATGTTTGTATCTCTTTACCTTTAGTAGTCAAATCTACATTATCGGTTAATCCGTTTAATCTTTGTGTAATGCTCGGGTTGTAAATACCTACCATACCTCCAGCGATTTGGTCATCCTGAATATTTCTCTTAATACGTGAACAGATACGGATAAAATCACTATATCTATTGTCTTTATTCTCAAAGTAATCAGTAACATCGGTTATAATTTCTTGGTCATCAAGGTAGTTTTGAAACCCTATA